TAACATGAGCAGACATAGCCTGACCAATCGCCTGAGCGAACGGTGACTGACCGACCATCTCACGCATTTTAGGATCTTGGATTGCTGCCATATGCACAGCGATATGTGCTTCATGATCTTGATACTTGAATGCTTTGACTGGCTCTTGCTTCAAGAGCATCATATTTTCTGTAACAGGATCGGCTGGCTTTATGTCATCAGGTAGTTTGATGATATCGCTTGCATCCTGTATTCCCAACACTTCTAGCATCTGACGATGCAGCTTCCCCATATCGTATAATTGAGGAGCTTGTTGAGAAAGCTGCAACGCTGCCTGATACTGCATAATCCTTTGAGACATTGTAGCAGCATTGGGATCTGAAACGGGTATAACATCAACACGAGAATCAAAGTCTTTCTGCCTGTCAAAATCTCCATCCATCTCATAAGCATATTCTGCTGGCATATAGTCACGTATGATACGTGCTAACAAGCGTAGCTCTTTCTTCATGGCTGCATGCATACGTGCTTGCACACCAGACATAACCTTCATACTGCGCTCCATCAGAGCAAGCGTTGTACCCACAGGTGCCTGTGCGTTCATGTCACCTACTTGAATATCCGCAACTGAACCAATGCGTCTTCCCTCTTCGACAATGTTTCCAAGTAAAGAGTAGAGTACACCTGACGGCTCTTTATAAGGGATGAACGTAATCGAATCACGGATAGCCCCACCCGGAACATCCACATCGCGGAACTCGCCCGGCATAAGAGGCGAGTCATCACCTTTGATACGAAGACCGCGAGCTTTAAGACCTGCTGGCAAATTAGATAATGTACCAGCATCAATGAGCTGACGCAGTATTGACGTAGCGGATTTAGCCAAACCACCAATGAGATGTATAAGTCCTGTGCCATAAAAACCAAGACCCGGTAAGTATTTGTAATGGACGAAGTGTAACCTTTTCTTTTTCTTTGCATCATCTTCGTACCAGTTTCTCCTAATCGATAGAATTTCACGAGAGGTTTTATCAATAGTAATAACGTATGGACGTGCAATACCATCAGGGTCATCAAACTCTTCTGGCATGTTCATAACCATATGCATCTCTAGGATTGTGTGACGATCATCATCCTCTATGATTGCATGCTCTCCATCAAGCTCGTCATACTTTTCTTGAATGTCTGAGAAATCTGGCTCTGGATCTGGTAGATCTACCTCACGGTAGAAGCCAGCAACTTGTAGCTCTAGTATCTCGTTAGATGTTTTCTTCATTATGTGCGTGTACCGTGGGCAAGACGCAAGGTCTGATGCACCATAGGAAGCAACAAAGTCTTCCGCTGGAACAAACATAGCAACGGGACGATCCTCTAGTGGATCATAGTAAACTTTCTTAAACGCAGAACCTGCAAGAGGAAGCTTGAACAACATCTGTTCAGTCTCATCGCGGTATTCTGTCATCTCTTCAGTCAGAAGATAGTTCATTTCTGTCTGGATTCTGTCTGCTTGATCTGTCTTTTCTGGGGTTAATTTGCCCATAATCTTGGTTCTTACTGGCCCAGACGCAGGGAATAACTCTCCCATTGCCTGTGCCTGAAACCTAACAACGGCCTCTGTAAGAACTGGATGGAACACACCAGATGCCCCCTGCCACGGTTGGCTACGTTCTTCTATCTTCATCCCAAGAAGATCTAACCCCTTAACGTAAGCTCTTGCCCAATCACGTCGAGACTCACGATCAGAATCAAAGTCTCCCACAAGTTCCGATGCCATTGATTGTAGATTAGCTTCTTCAATAAACTCAGCTAGGTTAGTATCGTGTTCTGGCCCCATGAGTTCTTCGGTAAGGCTTCCTTCGAAGTCAACGATCACACCGCCATCTTCTGTTTCAACAGAAATCGCGTCAGGATTCACAATCTCAACTTCAACTTCTGTAGCATCTGTTTCTTCAATCTCTATGTCTGAAGGTTCCATCTGCTTTTCAATAGCCATACCTGTCTCCGTTTCACATACGCAGCCTAGCTGCTTCTAGTAATATTCAACTGGTCTTTGGTATTTTGGTTCGTCATCCCAGTCATCCATTTCGGCTCTCACCCAGCCGCCTTGTCTAAACCTTAGCAGAGCTTGGGTGGTAGAGTCCACTAAATCATCGTGATCCCCAGAAGGGAACGATGCACATTCCTCAATCACTTCTTCTGCCCATCTGGTAGGAGGATACCATATTGAGCCGCTTGCGAACAGGTCTGTTACTGCATTTACTCTCGCAATCTTATCCTGTCCACGCGATGGTGTAAACTCTGTTACTGGAATACCCATAGCTCTAAGCTCAAATATCAGAGGCGCACCAGAAGCTTTCTTCTCTACAATCATCTGATCAGGTTCAAACTCTTGATACTTGTCATAAGCTGCACGTTTGAGTTCTGGAAACTCCAGCTTTTCTTTATAGGCATCAAGCAAAATTACATTAGGCTGACCCTCAATGTAGAACACACCCCATGTTGTACAGGCACTGTAGTCTGATCGTTGTGTTTTTAGAAACGCTGTATCCCAAGATTGTATGATTGCCTCACATGATGGAGGTTTATCCGCTTCCCATTCTTGCCACCACTCACGTTTTATAAGCGCACCCTCTTCGGAAGTAGGGTCTTGTTGGTACTGCGCTGACCATTTGGATACAGGAAGTTCTGCTTTTAGAGAATCAAGTTCTTTCTGAGACCAGAACTCAGGCCAAAGAGCATTTCCAGATGGAAGTATCGCAGGGAACTCAATCACTTCCCATTCATCAACTCCCTCTCTATTGGACATAGAGTTTATGATCTGCCCTGTCAGGTCACGCTTAGACCATCTGGTCATCACAACAATGATCGCCCCTCCGGGTTGTAAACGCTGCCGTGGGCCTGATGTGTACCATTCGTAGACTCTGTCATAGACTTCAGGGTTAAACTGCCCCTGCTGGGCGTCCTGTTCGCTGTGAGGGTCATCTATGATCAAAAGATCCGCACCCTTACCAGTGACCGCACCACCAACACCAATCGCAAAGTAATCACCACGCTTGTTTGTGTTCCATCGTCCAGCAGCTTTCGAGTCAGAGGACAGGGTGATACTAGGAAACACTTTAGCAAAATCTTCAGACTGAATCAGGTTCCTCACCTTACGACCAAATCCTACAGCCAGTTCTGCTGTGTGTGCCGTCTGAATAACTTTCTTCTCAGGGTATTTACCCAAGAACCATGCGGGTAAGAGGTAAGAAGCAAACTCAGACTTGGTATGACGGGGTGGCATGTTGATAATTAAACGCTTGAGTTCACCTCGTGCCACACGTTCGAAGGCTTCAGCCATATCTTTGTGGTGCCTACCAGAAATAAAGCTAGGCCACATGAGTCTCACAAAGCTTATGAAGTCATCTTTAGCTTTCTTCTTGTTGTCAGCTTCTTCAAACTCAGACAGCAAGTCTAAGAGTTCTGCCTGTTGTTCTACAGGAAGTTGTGAAATCTTATCTTTCATTGCAGCAAGATTCTGCATGATCTCTCCTTTAAGAGGTAGGTAGACAAAAAGGGTGGGGAATGTCTACCTACCAAGAGACAAATAGGGAGAATTTCTGCCTCGCGTATATAGTATATATTATATTATATATATTATATATATATTATATTAGTCTACCGATATATAATATCGTCTACCGTAACGTCTACCGATATAGGGAAATAAAGTTCTATTGAACTAAATTCAAGTTTTATGTTAACTTGATATAGAAAGGTAGGTGCTATGGAATTATCGATACCAATGATATGGAATGTTATTGTTACTTTAGTTGTGGCACCTATGGCATGGTGGGTTAGTCATATGAGCAATGAAGTGAAACGACTTAACATCTTGTTAAACATGACTCGTGAGAACTATATTAAACGAGAAGACCATCAATCAGAGATGTCTAGGGTGGTAGACCATCTGGTTAGATTAGAAGGAAAGATAGATAAACTAGCAGAGAAGGTCTGAAGACGGGAGATATTCGGTTAGGGTGTAGGCATCGATCCGATTAGTTGTGTCGCAATGGCAACGGGTGCTTTTAAGGGTCTCAAAGCAGCCATTGGTGCGGGAAAAGATTTACAGGATATGACAGGGCAGCTTGCTAATTGGGGCAAGGCGTTCAGTGATTTCACGAACATAGAAGAGCGGGAGAAGAATCCTCCGTTTTGGAAGAAGACATTTAAAGGTTCGGATGAAGAAACAGCCATAGAAATCTTTGCTAATAAAAAAAAGATGGAGCAAATGAGGGCTGAAATAAAAGATCATATTTCTTGGAACTATGGGCCAAGTGCGTGGAAAGAAGTGTTACAGATAGAGGCTCAGATGCGTAAGCAAAGAAAAGATGAACTTTATCGCAAGCAAGAACAGGTAGATGCAGCTATTAACTTTGCCATTGGTGCTTTTATCTTTGTGATAAGTGGTGGAATATTGTTTGTTGCTTTTTACTTCTTAGGCAAATGGCAAGGTAGGTGGTAGATGTGGGTATTATTGTGGGTTCAATTAACAACAAGCGCAGCTACTGGTGGTGACTTTGAACATTATCATATTGGAAGCTACACCAAACAAGAAGTGTGCGAGATTGCTAAGGAAGAAGCTAAAGTTCTTGTAACGAACGAAAAATCAAAAGTTGTGTGTATTAAAATAGAGCTTTGAAATTAGTTCAATTGAACAAATACAAGTGGGCTGCGATAGATGACGACGGCACTATCCTAATCATCAGCAGTAATCCCAATATCGTTAGAACTAATGCACCAATAATTAAAGCTGCTCGCAAAAAGAATCGTTAGTGACCTAGTTC